ATATACTCTGGATCAGTTTTGTAATCGTATGCTTGATTTTTTGCTGTACGGGCTCTTAACTCTTCATCGCTCATGTTTTCGTACGGATTTGTTGCCATGTTTATATTCCTTGCTATATACTCTTACCTGTATTTATAAAAAAAGCAGGAGAGAGCGCGAACTCTCCCCTGCCCTATGACGACCGAAAGGTAGCGAAGTTCCCTATAGCATGAATGGCGTAGTTCGCTTGAGGACTGTCTACGACCAACTCAGCCCGATCATTCATATTTATGAAAAATTAAAATTCCATTTGACTATTTTATTCTGTGAGGTATATTAAGATTATGATTATTACGCCTAACACCGTTATTGACAACGACCATATGAACGCCTTTCAGGAGGAGTTCCAAACATACAACAAGACTCCCGGTGAGGAGACTGTTCACCGAGGTACAGGAGATCTAAAGAAATGTGACGTGGTGGTTAAAACTATTCGCACCCTGCAAGGTAATGGAATTTATCTTGCAGTACATAATGGCGATGAAGGCATCTTTATTTGCCGTTTGATTTCTGCACCTGTTCCACAAGGAGTCTTGCCGTGGGGCCGTAAGATCTACGTGATGGACAAGACTTTGGTTCATCCAGATTATGCCGGTCGAGGACTGGCTCCTGCAGTGTACACTTGGTTGGCAGACAACGGATACACAGTTATGTCTGACTCTCATCAAAACACTAATTCTCTGGCTGTGTGGCACAAGCTGGGAAAGCGTGGAGGAGTGTACACCGTGAATCTCGTGGAAGGCACTTGGAGGCCGTACGATCCGTCCAAGGTTGAAGACTGGATGTTGTTCGGAAATGGCGATTTTACTCGATATTGGCCCATCAGATTTGTTTTGCCACAAAGGTGAAAGTATATAAATACTTTCATGAAATTACAAAATCTAAAAGAAGGACTAACTAAACTTAGTGGAGTGGCAGGAAGAGCAACAGAAGCTTTATTTGGCGGTATGATGGCCGGTCAAACACCAGAAGCTATTCAAAATATTGTTTCATACCCTAAATCTACTGTAGTAGACGGAAAAGAAGTTCCGCATCCTTATACCAGAGTAGCAAGACCTGTTGTAACCACAACAGATCCACGAACAGGAAAAACACACGAAGTTAAAGATAGTCATCTTCATGCATGGGTTCCTTCGGATCGTGCAGATGTAGCATTAGCTTCAGCAAAAGATGTTGCTGATGTTGGTATTGGTGTTGGTGGAGCAGGAATGGTGGCAAGTGCTGCCACTCCTTCTTCTTGGACTGTTTCTGGTTATGGTGCAAAAATTAAACCAGAAATAGAGATGAAAACAGCTATGGATCTGAATGATTATTTAAGAAACAAATTCGGCAAAAATTTTCCATCCAATCCTGCTGTTATGGCCAAATATCCAGCAGCACTTGAAGCCGAAACAGCTAAAAGAGTAGAAGCAGCTCAAGCACGTTATTCAAAAACACCTAAAGCTAAATTTGTAAAAGGAGCTGAAGTTTTAGCAGGACCACTATTAAATACAGCGTTTACTCTTTCTGACGCATTAAGTGCAGCACAAAACATAAGAGCAGGAAAAACTCCTGAAGCAGCTAGTGATATAATAAGTGCTGCAGGAACTGCAGCTTATTTTACACCATTTGGACCTGCAGTAACTCCTGCCACCTTTGCTAGATCTTTATCTACAGGTGTAGCACGAAGTTTGTTTCCCAGAGTAGAAACACAAACTCCAGAACAAATAAAAACAGGGCAAGCTCCAAGCAGAAGACCACCAACAACAGGTGAAGCTGTCATGGGCGCAGTGGAAGCAGGAACTTCAGTAGGTTTAAAAAGTGGTTCTAAAGCAGGAGCAAAACTTCTTGCAGCTCAAACTCCTGTAGGAAAAGCAGCTGCACTTGCTACAACTACCATTCCTGCAGTTGCTCAAGCAGTTGCAGATCAAGCCACAGCATACTCATTAGCTAGACAAGGTTTGTACGGCAGAGCCGGTTGGCAAGCCGGTCTAGGAGTAGGAAAAGCAGTTTCTGGTTTAGTTAATCTTGTTCCTTTTGCCGGTCCTCTTGTATCTACTGCTATGGATGTGGCTATAGAAGATCTAGAAAGAGAAGAAGTAGGAACAAGAGATGAACAATTTCAAGAACTTGTTTCGAATAAAAAATCAGAGCTAGATGCAGCCTTAAAAACAAAAGATCCAGAAAAAATAAAAGCAGCAAAAAATGCATTGAATGCGTTACATAGCGAACTAATGGCTAAAAAGGCCATGGAACTTAAAGCTCAAGAAGACGAAGAAGAAAAACAAAAACAAGCAGGATCTGCAACAATCAGACAACGAGAAGCTGCCGCAGGTGGTCCTCGTTTGGGAGGCGGTCTTCGAGAATCTTATCTGAGCGATCTACTTTTAAAAACAAAAATAAAAAACCATCTGCTACAAGAAGCACAAAAGACATTTAATAAAAAAAATCCTGTAACAAAAGGCCAATTTAAAGTAGCACTAGGAATCACTGAAACGTGTGATACCGACAATGAAGTTGTGAACGAATCTTGGATATCTGAAGTATCACAATATCTTTTTGAGGGACGGGGTGGAAGAAGAGGAAAAGGTGTGGAAGGAAGAGAAAAAGCAAGAGCTCGTGAAACTTCTTCAAAAACTCAAGATATAACGCTTAAAGATATAGAAACCACACTAAAAGACGCAGAAGCGGCACCTATAGAAATAAATGTACCAGAAACACATCCAATAGTTAAAAAGACTACTTCAGAAGTAGAAGCTGAATACACTCCTCCTGCAGCACCTAAACATGGAGATATTCTGGTAACAGACACCAAAACTGAAACAAGTCCTGTTATAGGTTCTGAATCTAAAACTACTGCCAGTGAATCTTTACCTGCAAATCGATCACAAAGAACATCGGATATTATTGTTGCAGGAAAATCAGAAACGAAAGATATAACTCAAAGAGAAGAAAAACCAATAGAACAAAGAAAACCAGAAGAAAAAAGAGAAGAAGGTCGTCGCGGCCCACCAGAAGAAAGAGTGAGAGATAGAACAGGCAGAGAAAGAAGTAAAGGCGGTCCCTCAATCATACCTCTAGGGTTTCGGGGATCTGATAAACAATACCATATAACTGGTACAGAAGACGTTCTTGCTTTGGCTCCAGGCGAACGAGAAGGTGTTGTAGCCAGAAAAGCGTCTTGGGATCCGTTTAGACGTAGATTTACTACCAATCCTGTAAGAATTGCAGAATCTGCTAAACGGGAATTAACACCATCAGAAAAATACCAAGAGGCTCAAAAGTGGTCCGAAGCGTCCACAAAAGCACACGGAGAATTTGTTAATTCTATAATGGGCCGTAAAGGTGGTATTTTTCAACCCAAAACATCAGAAGAAGAGTTTTCTTTACCAGGATCAGAAACTCCAGAACAACAAACCACTGGCACAGAGCTCGCGGCAGGACCAGAACCAGAACGAGAAGGAGTGAAACGAAACACTGCTGTTTACGATCCTGCTTCTAAGCGTTGGACAACTCAAGTAGAAACCATAGCCGAAGGAAAATTAACTCCCAAAGAGTCTTTACAACGCAAACTAAAGAAACAAAAATATAAGATATCGTATCTACAAGACGGAAAGAAAGTAGAAGTGTTTGCTTCGTCTATCCGTGGTGTGCGTCGTGTAATCTTCGGTAAGAAACAATACCGAGTACACAATACCAGTGGTTCTGATGTAACCGGTTACTTCAAGAAATTGTTAAACAAATAAATTATAAAAGACCGTAAGCGGTCAATCCTGTTGTGGCTGTTAACGATTTTACAGTTAATGGTAAAATAAATACAGTATTTGCCGGTATAGTAATATTAGTAACTACAGTTCCATCCTGCAGCGTGACAGACATGGAACCGTTAGATGCTCCTGTTGTAACCAATAATCCCCGATGTGGAGAAACAGTACTGGCCGATGGAGTTATTCCAAATATTTTTATATACGATGCTGGTGTTACTATTTTCATATAATGTATTTATAATTTTTAAGCTATCGGTATAGCAGGTGGCTCATAATTTCCAGGTCTGGGAATAGCAGAATTATTATTTGTTTGACTTTGATTTTCTTCAATATTAATAAATTGTCCAGTGTTATCGTTGTAACCTCCTGCTCCTCCTGCTCCTATAAATGGAGCTCTTGCTTGTTGAGCAAATGAAGTTAATGCTTTTCCTTGATCGTCTGTAAAATTAGTTTGAGGATAAAATACTATATTTTTGTGATGTACTTTTTTATCACGAGCTCCTCCTACTATCGTAACAAAAACGCCTGTACTTCCGTTATCAATAGGTTGATTGAATAATATTCCTGTTGAACCCGAATTTATTCCTGTTTGACCATTTAAAAAGTATTTTAGAGCTCCGGAAACACCAGAAAAAGCAACTCTGAATGCATGTCCAGCAGTAAATCCAAAAGTACTAGGTTTGTTGTGATAGAGTGATATTCTTCTATTATGTGTGTTCTTTACGTCTGAAAACGTTCCTCCCTCTGAAGCAACTTGCCAATAAGTACTTATTGCAGGACTGGGAGTGATATCAACGGTCTGTTGTCCTCTAGTCGCAATAACGTGTCCCAAAATAGTATTATTTCCTGAATTTGATGTAAGACTGGTATCTGTACTTAATGCAACAGACCAACAAGAACTGCCAAATCCTAGTTCTTCTCCACTAATGCCAACAGGAGCATTAATTAATCCTTCGTGAAATGCAGAATAATTTAAAGCACCGTTTGTTAACCCTGAAGGAAACATCCAGTTGGGATGTCCTTTAACAGTATATACGGCAAAATCTCCTCCAAAGAGGGTTGAGCTTGAAGGAGGAATGTATTGAACAGGACCTAAACGATTAGAATATATATTTGTCGCTAAATTCTCCCCAGCAGCTAAAACATCCACTCCTAATCCTGAAAAATACACTGAACCAGCAGAAGTTCCTAATAATCCACCAAAAGTATATCCACCAGAACCATCAGGTCTGGCTGTAGAAAAACCAAACTGTTCTATTTGTCCGTTGCTAGGCCAGGTTTGTCCTGCAAATCCTACTCCTGCTCCACAACGACACCATCCGTTAGCCATTGGTTCTGTGAAATAAAATGCTAGAGTTGTTCCTCCAGAAGATGCTGCCACTGTAGAACATGTAGATAAATTAAAATAAATGCCTTTTTTTACCGTTCCTGATGGATTGGTTGCTAACCAAAGTTGTACGATGTCTTTGGTAATACCACCAACAGTTCCTCCAGATTTAAAGAAACCAGACAACATAAATGCAGACCAAGAAATTCCTGCTGTAGTATGATTAGGACTTAAAGAACCTAAACTAATACCTGTAGGAGGAATCCATACAGTATTTTGCAAGTTAGATCCGGTAGTTTCTTCGGTTAAAGAATACACAGTCATTCCTGTAATAGTAGTAATATCCCAATATCCGGATTGGTGTCCTGTGGTTACGCCTGTGGTTGCTCCTGTAACACCAAAAATACCGGTGTTAAGCCCTGTCCACGATGGATTTATTACATTTCTCGAAGGAGGTTCAAACACAAGACCAGCTAACTCCCATTGTTGTGGATTACTAGCACGATTATAGATCCAATTTTGTCTAATAGAATTGTCCGTAACTTTTGCTAAAAGACCGTTAGAATTAACAAAATGTCGTTTTCCAGCATTTGTTGCTGAATGTAAAGTTATACCGCGAGTAATATCTGTTTGTGCTAACACACTATCGTTAACGAATGCAAAACTAGAACTGCTTGCGGCAGTTATAAATCCTGTTTCGTCAGATTTTGATGCTAAAGGTAAAATAAAACATTTTTGAAAGTCTGAACTTAATTGTATACCAACGGTTGTTCCATCAGCATTAGGAATAACAATTAAAGAATTTGCAGAAGTTCCTTTACCTATAATTTGCATTCTGTTGTCTAGAGAATTAACATTTATAATATTAACAGGATCATCAAGTTTTTTGTTTATACTTAAAGATCCTTCAGGTGTTATGGGGTTCATTAAAAATTTCCTAGATTTTTATTAAAATATCAAATAAAATTTATTTTAGATTGACTATAAATATATGTATACATCATGAGTGCTAAACATTTTAATCATAAACTAGTTGATCTTCCATCAGCCGAACGAATAGACGGATTCTACCAGACTCCGGACGGTAAATTTCCCAGTGTTACCACAGTAGTAGGCTGGAAAAAGAATCAGTTTTTTGCTGAGTGGCGCAAAAACAATCCTAAAGAAGCGGTTCGTACACGCAATCGTGGCACTAAATTACATGCTCTTATAGAAAATTACATTAAAAACAATCCCGAATACAAAATAAATCAAGATCCGTACACTTTAGATCTGTTCAATCAATTTCAACAAAATATTGATAAAATTGACAATATTAGAGCTATAGAAGGATTCTTGTGGAGCAAACCGTTACGTCTGGCCGGTCGTGTTGATTGTATTGCCGAATACGATGGAACTCTGAGTGTTATAGACTTTAAAGGCAGCACCAAACCTAAACGAAAAGACGATATTCACAATTATTTTCTTCAAGCCACAGCGTACGCTTGTATGTGGGAGGAGCGTACAGGAGAAAAAATAGATCAGATTGTCATACTAATTAGCTGTGATGACGGTACAGTACAAATATTCACAGAAAAAACCAAAAATTATAAGAAAGATTTGGCTGTAGCTATAAAAGAATGGAGAGACGAATATGAACCCAAACAATGTAAATAAACGCAACACCAAAGAATGGTCGTTTTTTAATGGTAATGCCCGAGGAGAAAACAACCGTGCAAAATTTGTGAAAAAACACGGTGGAGAGTTTCGCTGGAACGGAAAAGAATGGTTATGGGAATCGAAGATTCGCAAAACTATGGAATTTGTTCACACCAAGAAAAAACGCACAATATACATTTTTACCGATAAAGAAGGTATCAAGTACATAACAGACAACTTTGAAGGGTTCTGCAGAGAAAGAAAAATTAATTCATCTGCCATGTATGATGTTATAAGCGGAAAACGCAAGTCTTTCAAAGGATTCACGGTAGAGCGCATACAACCCCAAGATCAACCGTAAAAATGCATAAATAAAAGTACATTTATGCAAGAATTACCATTTTGGTTCAATGAAAACGAATACGCCAATTTTCTGGCAGAATCTTCCATGTTATGGGAAGTAAATATTCCATACCAAAAACAAAGATTTGAAAACAGAAAAAAAATAATGCAATTTGATCGTGAAACCGCCATACGACGTGGCCGTTTAAAATCAGAATTAATCAGAGATTTGTACCGGGCCAAAGCTAAGGGAGAAAAAGGAATATCAGAAACATTTGCTGATAAAATTGACGCAATTAATTTTAAATTTATGAGTATGTTGCTGGCTGAAGCAGAATCTAAAAAGACTCCTTTGAAAGCAGAAAAGCAAAGAATACGACCAGAAGTTGATCCTAAAGATAGAGATCGAGATCGTAAACGAGAAGATCGTCGTCAGAAAAAGCAAGACGGTTTATCTAACATCATAATTGTAAAAAACAATAAATTAAACAAAATTGAAATTATAACCAAAGAAGATTTTAATCGAGAATCTCACACTCTTCTTAAAGGAAAAGTAAAAAAAATGGATAAAGGAAACGTTTCTAAACGAGACCTTACATACTATTCCAAACTAGAAAATTTTATGAACACTAAAACTTCTATTCGTTTACTGGGTGGGCGAGTAGAAAAAGAAAATCAAGTTAAAAAAGATGTGGGAGGCTCGTCTAAAGTGAAGAGTTCAGATAAAAAAACAGAAGACAGCGAACAACAAATACAAGCGCCTCTCAAAAGAGTTCCTAAAGACGGAAAAGAAATAACAGATGCTGCTTCCACATACCCGGACTGGGATCATACCACCAATCAATTTGTTTTTGCTGTAGACGGTGGTTTGAACTCTGCTTTTGGTAAGGGAGTTTCCAAAGAATATAATCAGATGGTGGCAATGAGCCAAACTTTAGCTCCAGCCATGGAAAGATTTGTTAAAGGAATCTATGAAGAGTTTCCTATGGCAGCGTCCATGACATTTAAGAAACCAGAACCAAGCATTAAAACTTCTAAATCATGGTCTGGTTTAGGAGTAAAAGAAAGTCAACCAGTAGCAACAATTATTGGCACTGGAGGAGAAGCTCCTCTTGGTGTTTCTATTAAAGTGGGAGAACAGCTGCGTCCTTGCAACAAAGGCGAAGCTGGTTTAGTTTTTATGTCTGCGTTAAACGCAATTCCACCAGAAAATATAATAAAAGGATTTTCATTATTCTTTAAAGACTTTATTCAAGAATTGAAAACCTTATTTACAGCATCTGTTATACCTGCTCCAATAATTTCTCAAAATCAAAAAGAAGGAGCAATATCTTTAGCCAAAGAAAGAGCAAAAGCAGAACAGGTAGAAACAACCAAAAAAACAATTATCAATAAAGTTTCTAATTTAATTGAACAATATCTGAACGAAGAAAAGGTATTAAAGACTGCGTTTTTGTTTGAGGCATTAACCGGAACACAAAAATTTGATGGCAAAACCGGTTCTGCTCAAATCATGTTTACATCCAGAAAAGATGGTTCAGATGTTCGTGCAATACCGTTAACTCCAGAATTTTGTAGAGCCTTAGCAAATTCCAGTGAAACTTACATTAGTCTAAAATTTGCTTCTACCCCAAATAGTAGTCAAGGATTTTTACAATCTATATTTGGTAAAATAACTCCTTTAACAGAAGGAGCGATAGACGCTATAGGTGATATAGAAAGATTTAAAGATAATTTAAGCAATCCTGTGGCACTCATGCAAGCGTTTGAACTACAACTAACAGAAGCATCATACAGTGATCCTGTTGTGTATTCTGACTACTATGCAGGCAATACTGAAAGAAGTAACACAGTAACATTTAATCCTGGTTCTTCCTCCGAAGAAGAAGTACAAATTCCGGTAAGAACACCACATACAACCGATGGAAACGAAGAAAATTTCCTTGAAAAGGGTGCAGACGATATTCTAAACGAATATTTGCTTGTTAATGATTATCTGGTTGAGAGTATCAAAACAGGCAAAATAGATCTGTTAGATGCTATAATATTTTTAGAAGAAGAATTTGATCTGGTGGAAAAAAGAAATTATCGTAAAGAATACGATAACTACCACAGCAAGAAAAAACAAAGAAAAAACAGAAGTAAAAGAGTGATGGCCCGTAGAAAAATGATGAAAAGGGGCAAAGTTAAAAAAGGCGATGGAAAAGATGTTCACCACGAAGACGGCAATCCTCAAAACAATAAAGACAGCAATTTAAAAGTTCTTTCTAAATCCAAGAATCGTAGTATGAATGAAGATCATGGTGCAGGGTTTGAAGGCACTCCAGAATTAGTTAAGAAATTACTACAAGACACTCCTTTCTCTAATTTTTCGTATGTTGGAAAAAAGAGTAAAAAGTATCCCGAAGCTAAACTGCCAAAGAAAAAATAAAGGTGTTCCATGATTGACGGTTCTTACAGTTTTTATCAAGATTTTATTAAAGTATTCGAATCGTACACTGTATATGCTGCTATTATTGCTGCAATAGTGTTTGGTGGCTGGAAAGCGTGGAAAAAATACTCGCAAGAGTTTACTAAAAATGATAATTTCATAAACATCCACACAGAAATACACGAAATGTTGACAGAATTGCGTATATTAACTGATGCAGCTCGTGCACAAGTTATTCAGTTTCATAACGGTGAATATTTTATGGATGGTGTTTCCATGAGAAAGTTTAGTGTGACTCATGAATCTTTGGCGACGGGCATAGATTCTGATGCCAACAGAATGAAAGGATTATTATGTTCTATGTTTGTGCCTTTACTAAACATAGTTTTAGAAGATAATCCCAAAGTTTATTATACTGTAGACCTCAAAAATTCGTATTTAAAACAATACCTAGACTCTAGAAATGTGGAAGCACTCAGTGTTTTGCCTATAACCATTCAAAACACTAAAACAGGATTTGTAATGGTGCAGTGGTGTAGCAGCCTTAAAGCTGAACGAATAGACGATATAGGAGTTATGGGAGATCTTTCAAAGGTTAGAGATAAAATTACTGCTCAATTAGGACAACAAAGAAAATGAGACTAAATGAAGTGTATAAAAATTCAGGATTAGGAAAATGGTTTCATAGCCAATCTGCCACCAAAGAACCTGGTTGGGATAGATACAACAGTTCCGGTAAACGTGTAGGCAAGTGTGGTGATGCTAAAGAAGGTGAGCCGTATTCTGCGTGTCTGTCTAAACAAAAAGCACAAAAATTAGGTAAAAAAGGAGTTGGCAGCTTCGTTAAAAGAAAAAGAGCGGCTCAAAGTGAGGGTGGTAGAGGAGAAAAGGGAGACGGTGCTAAAGGTAAAAAACCTATTTTTGTTGAAACTGGAGCAGCAAAGAAAAAGAAAGTGAATGAACATATGGAAAACATAAACGAAGGATGTGGTTGCGACAAAGAAAATTCACCTTTAATGAAAAAAATTAAAAATAAAATGAACAAAAAACTAAACGAAACAACAAACACAAAAAAATCTTCTATTACAAGTATAACAGAAGAGTGTATGGATTTTACCGAGCTTGATCTGTCTCCGTTTCGTGGCAAAAAAGTGTTTGTAGAAACCGCGAATGGAAACTGGTATGGAACTTTGGGTGTTATTAAAAATAACTTTGCACTACTAAAAAACGAAGAAATTATAAAAAGTATAGATCCTTCAGAAATAACCAAAGTGATCTGTGAAAATAAAAGAATATTAATTTTAGAAAAAAATAAGCCTAATGATCCAGAAAAATGGAGTGCATGCAAATCTGCAGCCAAACAGAAGTTTGATGTGTATCCTAGTGCATACGCCAACGCATGGGCATCTAAATGCTACAAGAAAAAGGGTGGATCGTGGAGAAGTGTTAAAGAAGAAGTAGAAAAACAAATAACTCTGTTGAACGAAAAAATAGAGGAACCACAAGAAAATATACTTCTACGAGATAAATTAAAGTCTTTATTTTTTAACAGTATAATTTCAGAAGAAATTGTAAATAAAGACAATAAAGGTAAACTAACCAAAGACCGTCAAGCCAGCAGAGATAAGATTGAAAGGGGCCTAAAGAACGTAAAAGTAGTGAAAGGCCCTCCTGGCAGAATGGATACCCCTGAAGAAGCTAGATATAGACTAGCTACTTATATTGAATTTAAAAAGGGTAAAGGAAAGAAGAAGAAAAAAGGTTAATTTTAATTAAGATAAATACTACGGAGACTTAAATGAAAAGCTATAAACAACTAAAAAAACAATTAATACAAGAATCAGAATACGTTGATGGTGGTGCATTAGGTCAATGGCCTACTCCTGACTCTACTCGTTCTGCGGCAGACGATGTGGGAATACACCGTATTGAACTAGATTCTCAAGTACAAAAACTACAAGCATTTTTACATGCTTTCACAAGCCGCGAGTATCTGGATCCACGTGCCGCACTGTCGTTGATGCGTGTAAAACTAAATCTTGCAGGTCTTGACTTTGATTTTAACAAGAAAACAGAAATTTCAGTAGGAAAGCCACTTTTCTTTAAATTAAATAGATTTGGTGGAACCTTTGGAACTACCCCAGACCATGATCTATTAAAGAATGGATTCAAAGTTACAGACGGAATTGAAGATATACTTGGCGGTCAACATCTAGCTTTATCAATCGTGATCTCGGAAGCAGAGTCTGGTTTATACAAAATGGAAGCAAAAATAGTCCGTTACTCTGATAAACCAGAACAAGGAGACGTAGAAGTAGCAAAAGAAATACAATGATTTATGTTGCATGAACCTTTGAGTGACGATAATTTTCTTCTTTTTTCTATTAAGATGTACGACAATCCTGCTTGTAAGGGGATGAATGAGTTTTACGAAGATCTTAACAGAATAAAATACATTAAACGTTTGTTTAATAAATATGACACAAAAAAGGTTCTAAAAGAAAGGTTATTGCTAAATCATATCTTAATTTTAAATAATGTTTTTGGAGTTGAAGGCTGTGCTAGAATACTGTTTTTTAAAATAGAACCCAAATATTATTCGTATCTAAAAACATTTTTACTTTTTTTACAAATACTACCTAAAAAAATACCAGAAATTATATTAGATAATATACCGGTAGATCATCGAATAATGGCAGTTTTAAAACAAATATCATGAATACATTAAGTTCCATAATTACAACATACACTGTTTCTAGTTTTTTAAATGAAGTGTTTACTGATCCAAACACTATAACTAGATTACAAGAATTTTCTGAAGATTGTGAAATTTTGGGTGGAAACAGATACTTGTTTGTGGCTATGGCAAACCGAGAATTAGAAGCTTGCCGCCTATTAGAACAAGAAGGTGGAGTTGCTAATTCTATGGGGGGTGCTTTTTCCACAACAGAAGCTTTACCCAGAGAAAATCAACCGGGAAATATAGCAGGATATGATCCTGTGCTAGCAACCGGAAAAAAGATATTTAGACGTAAGAAACCTAATAAATACTATACGGATAGAAATAACAGCTATTGAGAAAGGATTGTTATGCCTACAGAATTAATTTCCCTGATTGGTGGAGGACTGGTTGGATTTATATTCCGCTTTATGGCTCAAAAAGCTCAAGACCAAAAAGAGATGTTTGAGCGTATACTAGCCGCCAACAAACAAACCACAGAAAATCAAAACGCCGCAGCCGCTAGAGTTCCCCTAGATGTAGGCAAAGGCGTACGTCAAGTCATAGTTCTTGGTGTGCTGTTTGCCACCATGTTAGCACCGTTCATACTTCCATTCTTTGGTGTACCTACCTTTGTGGAAGTAGACGCAACTCAAACCAATCTGTTAGGGCCAGACACCATCAAGAAATATTTTGTGGAAGTAAACGGATACCTGTTTACCTCTGAAACCCGTGAAATCCTGTTAAGCATTGTGGGTTTCTACTTTGGTTCTGCTGCTGCTTCCAACAAATCTTAAGGAGATATCATGAAAAAGCTAATCAGTGCATTAACCGGTTTATTTTTAACAGCATGCAGTACTGCTCCTGCTATTATTCCAGACACCACCACCAGCAATGTGGTTCTTAAAAAGCTTAACTACCAGATTGAACACGCAGACAAAATCAGCGGTAATTGGGGTTGGGTGCTGTGGTATCTGCCTATTGTGGCCGTGGTTATGATCTGGATGTGGAGAAAATATATCAAACAATGTCCAGAATGTGGAAAATCTGAAGAAGTGAAACAATTAAACGGATAAATACTGTAAAGGAAACACCACAATGGACCGACGAATGATGAACGCTTGGCTACAAGGTCAAGCCAAAAAAGTACAGGTAACAGAAGCTCAAATGCAACGCAAGCGTTTAGGAATTAAAGAAGGTGTTAACTACGGTGATATTAATTTTCGTGTACCGGTAGAATGGGACATGAATACAGGTCGCGAAGGACCAATTCGACCTTTATATGACTTAAAAGCTCCTCGTAGTCCAGAATCTGCGGCTACTTTGACTCGCAGATTAGAAAGTTTATACGCTGTTGCAGGAGACAAAAGCCGGAGTGGCATCGACCGAGCCAGAGCAGCTGGTTCATTAGCAGCCAAAGGAGTTTCTGTTGACAATTCCCTCGATATAAATAAAATAATGGACGCCGCAGAAAGTGGTGATCCTGTCCAGGCTGGCACATTACATCATTCTGATAGAAGAGCGGCAAATGAAAGACAAATAGCCGATAGCAAATCAGCGAAGGAACGGAGGGTAGCTGCCAGACAGAAGGCAGCAAACACAATTGGAGGTAAACGTTTACCGGGAGCTCTTGGTGTTGCTGGTGCTCTTTTGCCTCTGGCATTTGGGGCTTCTCCCGCAGAAGCAGCAGAAGCAGCAGTTCAAGGACTAAATCCTTTAAGTATTTTTGGTGATACTCCTGCTGGTTTAGGTTCTGATAAACTGGATCATGGGGATCATGGGGGAGAACCCATATTTTTACCACCGAAACCAAAACCTAGAAAGCGTCTTCCCGGTGACGAATTTATATTTCCTGCAAAAATGAATGAAAACAATATGATGCTAGCTTGGCTTCAAGGACAAGCCCAAAAACAAGAATTAACTACTACCCGAATGCAACAAAAACGTTTAGGAATTAATTTAAACGAATCTGGAAAACAAGATCCAGAAAAAATAGTAGGCGGTCTGCCTGCTAATCCTCCTCAAGCAGGTGGAAGTAACGTGCGACCAGCAAATCCTAAAACAGTCCAGTTCACAGACGCTGATATGAAAGAAATGTTACGGCAAGCCGGGGTGTCAGATATTCCAGTAAAACCTCCGGTTAAAGGATCTTGGCAGGAATATGTTAGAATGATGGCTGCTAGAGGTACAGGAATTGGAACCATGGGGCCTGGTGGTCAACACGGTTCACCGCTTGAAGGACTCCAAGAACAACTAAATCCTGTAGACTCACTTCTTGAATATGTCATGAAAGGTACTCTTACTCATGACGAACACGGTAACCCATTAAGTGCAGAGCGAGCAGAACGAAGAGCACTTAGACTTGGGCAAATTCTTCAGATAGCTACGAATAGTGTAATGAGAGATAGAGAAGATATGAGCAAGGCTCATGACAGAGATGAAAGCCTAACATTCACACATAATGATCAACTAGAAAGAGCAATTGCTTCATTGAAAGCAAAAGGAGTAATTGGAGTCCATGATCGTGGTGATATTTTTGATGTTAACACAAGGGAATACGAAAAGGTCATGAGTGATGATCATTCACCTTATGAAGCAAGAGTTCGTGCTCAGGGGAAGTTCCCTGAATATCCGTCCCCAGAATGGCAAACTTTGGAAGCCCATAGGGGGGCACATGCTTTACAATTTGCTTCACCGCAAACACCTCAGGATGCAGACGAAAAACAAAAAAGTTTATCTTCAAAAAGACGAACAGACGCTACAAATCGTACGGCAGAACTAGAAAAAGAAAAGTTATACCGGAATGCGATAGCGGAAAGAAATAGAATAGAGGAGGAAAAGAGAGAAAGAGACAAAGCTTATTGGTGGCGGATTACTCATGGTTACGGTGGAGGTTACGGTGGAAGTGGTAGTGGTGGTGGTGTTGGAATGAGAACTGGAATGTAATATTTTTTATAAAGATTAATTCTTTAACTTTAAATATAGAGCCTTACAAATATAGTAAGAATCAACGACATCGGAAACAGGATTTCCGATGTCTTTTTTTCCGGGACTAATAACTTTTTGCAAATCCACAAAAGTTTCTCGGATAAACGCTTTATACATTTCTTCTTTGTTAGCATTGCCCTTACCGGATGCCTGTTTCTTAATAGCACTAGGAGGAATCACTTCTACGGGTATGCCTGCTTGATGTAGTCTATATTTAAGAACTCCAGTATTTTCTGCAATATGAAACACTTTACCTTTAGCACCAAACGCATATCCTTCTATAGCTACCTGTTCACAGACTCCTAGATGCTCCATGGCCCAGTCTGATATATTCTCGTATCGTGAGAAGTCTGTGGTCCAATCATGAAATGCTTCACCACGAATATTGTTTAAAAATAAAGTTTGATTCTTTTTTACATCTGAAAGAAAATAAAAAGAGCAACGTTTAAAACTAAACGTTTCGGCTGTATCAAAAACACAGATACTGGGGCTTGTTAGCGAATAATCTATACCTGCAATTAACATCTATAATATGTAGTCAGAACCCTAAAGCTCTGGCAAGCAACACACCAACTAAAAAACTGCAAACGCACACTAAAGTTTTTTGTGTTTTATTCAAGAGAACACCCCTCATTCTGAGCAGTATCCACAATCCAATCGTAATACTTGTCTACACGTGTGGCAGACTGGTCCACAATTGTAGCGTCCACAATCATCATGGAAGCAATAATACCTGCAAGTTTTCCGGTTTCTTCGAATACCGCACCACCAGAATCACCAAACCACACGTGACCATTCACAGGAAGAAACTTCATGTACTGTGGTTCTTCTTCCACAGTTCCGTAATACCAGAATGTTCCAGGTTTGCTAACTTTCTTAATTTGTTTAGAGTATCCAACTGTTGTTAAAGACTCTCGTTGAGTTAGCTCAGACTTGTCGGTTATCATCCGTGCTGGCGGTTCATCACATCCTTCCGTTAATATCAAGATTCCCAAATCATGAACTATTTCTTCGCCTGTCTTATAACCGGGGTGCAATATAACTTTTTGGATTATATACGCTTTGTCCCCGGTTATAAAATACTGTAATTGCTCGCCATCTATAACATGGCCAGCTGTAAGAACTACTGCAGGAGCAACAAGAACTCCACTGCCTACGAATTCTCCTCGCTCGTTACGTACTTGCCCCACACAGCCGTACTTATTTTGAGTTTTGCTGTCGGATATATCGAATCCAGGAAACGGATCTAATTTGCTAATACTCTGGGTTGTTTTATCGGTTGTGGAGGGGGTGTGTGCGATAGAGACACTGGCATCTTTCTGGCACCCTTGAAGGAAGGCTAGAATCACTGCTAAAAAGATTGCAGTGGCCTGTGTCATATTTCTATAATTATGTATACGGAGAAATGGAAAAATTATAAATATTATTGTATAAAAAGGACCTAATACATGTATAACCGCCCAACAAACAATGAAACAAATATTATTCGTGATATATTTTCTAACAGTTTAAAAGAAAGCTTTATTCTTTCTGAAGCAAAAGGTAAAGGCAAAGGACGAGAAAAGGGCCGTGAAAAAGGCGCAGAACGAAGTTCTTCAAAACCAGATCCACTTTCTCAAACAGAAAAAACTATTGAAGATGCACTCAAACAAGCGGAAGCAGAAGCACCCGGAGTAGCTACTCCTACCACGCCCGATGCTGGATTGGGTGAATTAGGAACACAACCCAGAGAAATCAATACCGCAGAAAGATTTACAGATTCTGCTGGTGTTGAGCGTGATGTTATTAGAGATCCAAGCACAGGACAAGTAATTCGCACTCAAGAATCTCCTACAGGACCTGCTTTCAGAATTGTAAGTGATGAAGGAGGAAGAAGAAAGGAAAGAAAAGATAAAGGAACAAAAAGAGATAGACCACCGACCGAAAAAGAATTAAATTGGAGAGAAGGTGGAGGCACAGATCCTGTTACTGGAGAACGTATAACAGGAGAGCTAAGAGATAAAACTGCTATGAAAATAGCAGCAGGTACTATGGGTGGTATAATGGCTGCTGGAACTATTGGTGGTATGGTTACCAGTGGGTTGGAAGACGATCAAACTACAACTAAACCTGTCAAAAGAACTCCAACAATTCCTGGATCTAAACCACAAGTTGATAAACAATTAAAAACTCCTTCAAATGCTATGAAAGAGTTAATGGACACAATTAAAAGTATTACTAGTGGCACACTAACTCCAGATACCACCAAATCAACAGGAATGCCTGGAGGATTAGCACCACCACCGGCTATGCCTCCTGTTGGTGGAAATGCACCAGCAAAACTACCAGAACAACCCATGGATGCTGCAGTAGCACAGCATAGAAATGCACCAGCAGTTCAACCTAAAGCCGAACCTGCAGCAAAACCAGAACAATACTTTGAAACGCCTCCAGAACCAGATCAAACTGTTTACAACTATTCTGGAACTCTTGTTGGTGCACCAAAAACACCAGAACAAACAGGAACAGAAATTGTATCTAAATCTACGGCACCTCAAACACCAAATATTCCAGAGTACAAAGGCGGGATGAAAGGCGAATCTGGCGAACAAACCGGAAAGTTTGGAGCCAGTGGTTTACCTCCACGTTCCGATGACGCTTTTGGTGCACGTTCGGTCCCTGGTCCGACTCCTGAAAGAAAATTGATGGCTGATGCTATAGTTACAAACGAAAAGGGCGAAGAAGTACGGAGATTAATTTATAAAAATCCAGAAACAGGCAAATTTGAAACAGAAGACACTCCTACTAGAAAAGTTTCTAGAGGCATTCCGGGAGAACCACGATTCGGTGCATATCCTCCAGCAGGTCCTCCGGGTGGATACGCAGGCCAAGGTCTTCGTGATTGGGGAACTAATGTTCTGCCTCCCAGTAGTGAAAATCCATACTTAAAACAAACTCCAAGGCCAAATTCATTAAGCGAGACATACTACAACCTTTTATCTCAACGTTTAGACGAAGAAAAATCAGAACCATCAGGTCCCCAAGTAAATCAAGCAGCCTATGGATATACTGCTAGAGGTGGTAGAAATGCTAGAAAAGCTTTAGCCAGTTTGCAAAGTGGCATGTGGAGAGGCGACAGCACTTCATCAGGTAACATAAGAGCTCAAACTAGAACAGGTCGTATTGATTCTAATTTACAACCTTCATGGGGAGAAAAATTAAAGCCTCATGTGATAACTCTTATGAGTGCAGCACAAGATCATAAGATTGAATTAAGCAAAGAAGAAGCAGTAAATCCAGGCAGCAAAGATCACCAACGATTACTTTCGATGTATCCTAAAGATCACGATGTACACAAAGCCTCACAGGCTGTAGGTGAAATAATGCGATCCAGATCAAACGCCTAACAAAAAACCCGGTCGCAAGACCGGGTTTTTTTATTTCAGAAGGGGATTCGTGAATTTATCCCCTTAGTGCTTTTCTTTGGTTGTCCGTCTTGGATCTTGTACACTGTTTCATGTAATTGATCCACATTACGCCAGATAGCGTCTTCGGTTTCGTCTATACGACGATCAAGTGATTCGTGTACATTACGAATCTCTTGGTGGATTTCTTCGTTCTTTTTTTGGTTCTCAAAACTACCAAGAACGTAGTGACGATACATCATAAACGCTAACACGCTAGTAAACACAAAATTAATCAGTGCAAATACTTCAGTAGTCATAATATCTCCTTTTTATAATTATAAATTTTTTCACAAAACTCTAAAAACAACAATTCGTTAAAATGATTTTTCATCATATTTACTATAGGATGTACCCATTGAACATTTCCCGGTACATATCCTTTTTTTGAATCTATTCTATCCAATGATGCGGTGTTACTCCATGCATTTTTTCCTTTAAAAGTTTTTGGTCGCATTACAAGTTCTTCTCCAGATAATGCACATTTTTTATTTTGTTTTACCCATAATTCTTGCAAATAATTAGGGGTTAATTTAAATTTTATTTTTCTAATTTTT